CAATGTCAGCCCTCCCGCTAATATGCAGGCCGCTTGCCAATGATCCCAGTATGGTCATGTGGATTATCCTCTGACATGGAGGGCAGTGATGGGTGCAGCGCTGGTAGAGCCGCATGACATCGCTGGCCTTACGCCGGAGGATGTGGCGATGGACTTGGCGCAGCAGCTTCTGCTACAAGCAGAGTTAGCGTGGTTGCGCAGGAACGGAGGCGGTGATGGGGAAGAAGGCGAAGGCGAAGGCGAAGGCGAAAGCGAAGCGCGAGCGCAAGCGGGTGAACAAGGCGATTGCCCAAGTCCACAACCTCGTTGTCTTGATCCGTCGGCGGTTAGCCGAGCCCGGCCGCGCCGATCGGTGTCCGTGCGGGGTCAAGTGGGAGGATTGTCCGCGCCGGGCGGAGTTGCAGGGCAAGGTGCGATGGATGTGAAGGCGCACGCCGAGCGGGAGAGAATAGCCCGATGGATGATTGCCAACAGCTTGGCCACCGGCCACGGCGATACGGTCGAAGACCTACTGGGCGAGGCTGCGGGGCAGATCAGGGAATTGCGCGCTCAGAACGCCGAGCTTGTGGCGGCGCTGGAAGAACTGCGCGAGCGGATTTTGCAAGGCAAAGGCAACGTGGGCCATGTAGCCTTGATCGACGCCGCCCTCGCCGTACACCCCACTCCCAGCGCCGGGAATGAGGGCTCACTGAGCACGAAGGAGGGAAGAGATGACCGATGACACTCCGGGCCTCTGCACGACATGTGGGTTACACCCGCCATATTCTGATTGTGTGCATGGGGGTTGCCCTCATTCGAAACGCCGGAATGATGGCGCGGCGGACTATGAGGCGAAGGCGCGGGACGCTATCAAGCGCAAGTTTCTTGAGGCGACGCCCGTTCCTCTCACGGGGACCGTTAGTATCGCCTATGGCCCGCCGATGGTCATTGACGAGGAGGCGACAGTTGCAGCCATCGCCGCCGCCCTCGCTGGGTCCGCCGCAGACGAGCGGGAGCGGTGCGAGGCGATTGCACGAGCGGAGGCTAAGAGGGCCGTTGGATTTCCTCGCGGCTTCTACGCGGCCGAAAACATCGCCAACGCCATCGCCGCCCTTGCTGAACCGAAAGTCGGATGGACCAAAGCCGCTCGATCCGTTTGGTACAAGGACGCTTCCAATCCAAATGCTCCAGAGATTGTGGACGATAATCTAAAATTGAACGAATGAAAGCCTCTCCATGACCCAAGATGAATTGCCAATCATCATCCTCTGTGAGCGGTGTGGCTCGGAAGGATTTATTGAACATGGCCACCCTAATGCTCCGGACGCCGAATGGGTGGAGCCGTGTCTATGCTGCGCAGGAACCGGGCGCGAGGAAGTTGAGGGTGAATTGATCACATTGGAGGATGCAGAGTTCTTGGCAGGAGGCGAGCGATGAGCCCCCTCGTGGAGCGGATCGCAAGGAGGCGCGCGGCCCAAAAAATGGGTCTTCTTAACGACCCTCTTGGTGAACGATTGCCAGACGAATTGTGGCGACAGGCCGCGCCAGAAGCAGAGGCTGAGTTGGGGGGAAATGATCCCAAGTCGATAAAGAGCAATTATGAATTTCCGGCTGATCTGATCCGCCATTGCGAGCAAGAGGCGCTCGAAGCTGTAGCAGCAGACACAGCGGGCCTTGTCCGCGCCGTTCTCCGCGCGAGCGGCCACGCCGAGCTTGTGGCGGAACGGGACATTGCTTGGGCGTCTAATGCAGGTCTGACCACTGACGTTCTCGCTCTCCGCGCCAAGAACGCCGAGCTTGTGGCGGCGTTGGAGGGCGTGGTCAACGATGTTCAAGCGTGGTGCGACGCCATCGAGAAGAATGGAGCCAGTTGGGACGATTGGGATGACCACTATAAGAACTTCGCCTATCGGGGCGGTCTAAAACGCGCCCTCGCCGCCCTCGCCGCCGCACGGCATAAGCAAGGGAGTTGAGGCCAATGGCTCGTCGGCTTGCGATCGGCTCCCGCCACGTTCCGCCGCCGCCGTGGGACATGCTGATCCCGGACTGGGACGCGGTTCACCCGATGCCGCCGCCGACCGACATGGCGGCCCTCGCCTACAATCCGTTGGACTATCGGACTGGCCCACGGGGCCGCGCGCCGTCGCCGGAGGCTCGCGCCATCGTGGCGAGGATGGCGGGGTTCGGCTTCCCGGTGACCAAGATTGCGCGGTTGACCGGTTTCCGGCCCTCGACGCTCTACCGGGTGTTCCGCGAGGAGCTGACGACGGCGGCGGATCTCCGCGACCTCGACGTGATCGAGAGCGCCTACCATCAGGCGGTCGGCGGCCCCGAGAAGAACTACCGGCACGCCGACGCCAGCATGACGCGGTTCTGGCTCGGCAAGCGGCTTGGGTGGCGTCAGCCGACGGCCTATGATCAAGCTCGCAACAGTGTTGAGGTGGATCTCGACAGACTTTCCGACGAGGAACTGCATGAGCTTGATCGACTCATTGGCCGGGCGAGTGACGAAGACCCAGGTCCAGGAGGCTCTGAGGCGTAGGGCCTCCGATCAAAACGCGAGGAACATGGACCGCAGCATCCCTGCGGTCAGAGCCCGCAGCGAGCGCAGCCTGTACAATTTCGTCAGGGAGGCGTGGCATGTTTTGGAGCCAGCGACCGAGTTTGTCGCGAACTGGCATTTGGAGGCGGTATGCGCGCACCTGGAGGCGGTGACCGACGGGCACATAACCAGACTGCTGATCAACATCCCTCCGGGTTCGATGAAGAGCTTGCTCGTCTCTTCTTTTTGGCCCGCCTGGGAATGGGGGCCTCGCTCGATGATGAGCTTGCGCTACTTGACGACTTCGTTCGCCGAGATTGCAGTTGGCAGGGACTGTCGGCGGATGAGAGATCTGATTTTAAGCGATTGGTATCAGAAACACTGGCCAGATGTCGTGCTGAGAAGGGTGGGGGAGTTCAGCTTCGAAAACTCGATGACGGGCTCGCGCGATGGTATTCCGTTTGGCAGCCTGACCTCAAAAAGAGGCGACCGGCTGATCATCGACGATCCGCACTCGGTGATTCGGGCCGAGAGCAAGATGGAGCGGCAGACCACCGTCAGAAAATTCCGCGAAGGCGCGATCAACCGGCTCAATGATCAGAAGCGCAGCGCGATCGTGGTGGTGATGCAGCGGCTGCACTCGGGCGACATCGCTGGCGAGATCATGGACACCGGGATGGGCTACACCTGTCTCGTGCTGCCGATGGAGTACGAGAGTGGCAGGCATTGTTCAACCGAACTTGGGTTCTCAGATCCGCGAGCAATTGAGGGCGAGCTTCTCTGCCCTCGGCGCTGGTCGAAGGAAGTCTGCGACGACCTCAAGCGCGATATGGGTCCGGTGGGTTGGGCCTCGCAATACCAGCAGCGGCCAATCCCCAGGGGCGGCGGCATCTTGCCGTACAACGGCTGGGAGTTCTGGTCGAAGAGCGTGAGCCTGATTTACGGCCGATCGGAAAACCAATTTCCCGATTTCGAATATATCCTGGGCGTGGTTGATACCGCTTTCGGCGAGAAGCAGGAGAACGACTACAGCGCGATGGTGATCCTCGGGGTGTGGACCAACCTCTATGGCCAGCCCCAGGTGATGGTGGTGCATGTCTGGCGCCAGCGGCTCAAGTTCCACGACCTCGTGCAGGAGGTGATCAAGTGGGCGGAGAAGAAGCGCTGCGACCGGGTGCTGATCGAGAACAAGGCTTCCGGCATCTCGCTGTTCCAGGAGATCGTACGACTTACCAGAGACGAGAGCTTCAGCGTCCAGTTGATCGACCCGAGCAAGAACGCGGCGGCCGGGGGCGGCACCGACAAGGAGGCGCGGGCGAACGCCGTCAGCCATCTTCTCGGCGAGGAGCGCGACGACGGCACGCGGCGCCCTGGGCTCGTCTGGGTGCCGTGCGTGACCCAGGCCGACGGGGCGACATGGCCCCGGACTTGGGCCGAGATGCTGATGGCGGAAGCTTCTGAATTTCCCAAGGGGAAACATGACGACTTAGTAGATTCGTTCGTTCATGGCCTTCGTTTCTTGCGTCTCCGAGGGTTAGTGCGCCGTGCCCGCGAGGTTGAAGTTGAAGTAGAGAGCGCATTACGCGATCCTGGAACCGGCCCGCCACCTCTGTACCCTACTTAGGCCACCGTCTACTATTGTTGACTTGCTCTGTCTGCGTCGCCCATCGGCAATTGCTTGGTTCGTAATTGCCGTCGTTGTTTTTCCGATCGAGGGTGAGCCCTGGCGGGCGCTCGCCCATGTCGGCCAGGAAGTTTTCGAAGGAATCGAGCCAGCGGTCGCAGACCGTGATGCCGCGCGCCCCGTAGTGCTTGAACGCCTTGTTCGTCGGGAGGGTGCAGCGCTCCTTCATCGCCTGCCAAGTCCGGTAGGTCTGGGTTGGTTTGCGGCCGAGTTTGTTGCTGGGGGTGTGCCCGTGCTTTCGCACAGCGCAACCGCAACTGGTTGTCGCGCCAGACGTGAGAGCGTCGCCTCGGATAGCTTTTTCGGTTCCGCACTCGCACAGGCAGAACCAGAGGGCCTTGCCCCTCTCATCTCGGCTGGACAGCCACAAAGCGTCGAGGCGGCCGAAGCGTTGACCTGTGAGGTCTTTGAAGTTAGGCATGGATGGTTATACCATGGGAACCGCCATGAGGTTCAACGCCGACATCGTGTTGGAGGAACTTCGCCGCGCGCGGGCTCCACTGCGGAGCGTCGATATCTGGCTGGTGGTCCGCAGCGAAACCAGCCGGTCTGGCGTTCAGACCGCGTTGGTCAGGCTGGAGAAGAAGGGGCTGGTGAAGCGGGAGCGGCGGTTCGACCAGGATGGGGACGAGATCGCTTCGCACTGGTCGCCGTTATGAACACGAGATGAGATGCTCCAATGCCGGTGAGCATAGTTGACGCGGTCGAGCGAATGATTGCGGACGCCAAGCGCTCTGGCGCCTGGGACCGCTGGCGGGTGAGCCCCGAGGCGGCGAAGCGTCTTGAGGCGGAATACAAGGCGACTTTCGGTAAGACGACATACGAGACGACCAAGCGAGAGCGCGACGGTCGGGGAGGGCGAGCCGAGTTGAGGCTAGATGTCCCTCCCCATTCGACGCCTACCGCGCGATCTGGGGAGCGCCGCCGATGACCGACACCCTCGATGACATCGATCCGCCCTACCGCAGCGGCGACAGCGACAAGGCAGAGCGCAAGGTGACGCTGCCGACCGTCGAGGACGCCATGCGCCGGATCGACAGTGTGTATCTGAAGGCGGACGATCCATTTGCGCTCGATCTGATCGTCGTCATGCGCGAGATCGGGCGGCTGATGGCCCAGAACGCCAATCTTGCGGTGGCGCTGAGATATGTTCTTGAGGACGACGGACTGATGCCGCGCGCCACATCGGAGTGCCGCGATGTCGTGCGCGCCGCCCTCAAAGCCGCAGGACATCTGCCATGAGCGAACCCGCGAACGAAACCATGATGGTGCAGTCGGTCAAGGAGCTAGCGGAGAAGAACTTGCGCGACCATGCGCTCGACCTCGCGATCCGCATTGGACCCGCGCACTTTGGCTCCTGGGAGGGTTGCATCCGCGCGGCTGAAGCGTTCCGCATCTACATCGCGACCGGCGAACTCCCGGAGAGAGCCAAGCGGACATGATGCTCGACTTTGCGGTTGCTGCGGTGGCGTCGGGCGCGGTCCTGCTCGGCTATGCGATCGGCTTCTGGCAGGGCTGGACGTTCGGTCGCAAGGCTGGCGAGATCGCCGCCTGGGCGGAGGCGACTGATAAGTTGCGCGAGGATCGATGATCTCCACTGGGATTTTCATTCGCGTCGAGATCGGCGGCAGATGGCAATCGATCGACATCGGCGATCCGCGCCTGAATGCTGAGCAGCTTCTGGAATGGCTGGTCAATCTGTCAGATGAGGGCGTTCTGCGCGCCGTGCGCCGTGCCGAGGCGGTTATCGCTCAAGTCGAGGGGGAGTGAACAATGACCGAAAAGCGCTATCTCGGTGTGGCCCGGCTGATCAACGAGGGCGGCGGCGCGCCGTTCGATCCCGATGGTCCCCCTTGGACGCCATTGACGGAGGAGGAGCAAGCCGCGCGCGGTCGCGGCAAGATGATGCGCGACGGCGATCCGGCGGTCGGCGGTCGCTGGTACGTCGTGCGCGACAGTATGTGTTCGTACGACATACGCGACGAGGAGGCGCGGGTCTGGACGCTGAGCCTATCGCCGACCGAGACAGGCTGGAACACAGACAGTGGCTACAGCGGCTACGGGCTGACCTACGCTGAAGCGTGCGAACTGGCCGACGCGGCAAATGATGTCTCGTAAGCCCTGGCGGCTGAAACGGACGGCGCAATGCGCCAAGTGCCCCTGGCGCAGGGACGTGAATCCGTCCGACATCCCCAACGGCTACGACATCGAGAAGCACCGGGCGCTGCGGGGCACGATCGCGGTCCCTGGCGACTTCGGGCCGGTGCTGACGAACGAGCCGCTGCGAGTCATGGCCTGCCACGATGGCGACAACGACCACTGCATCGGCTGGCTCGTGAACCAGCTTGGCCCAGGCAACAACCTCGCGCTGCGCCTGCATATGCGCGACTGCGTCAACGGCGACAAGATCCGGTTGCGCGGCGAGCAGCACGCGACGTTTGACGACACCCTGCCCCCTTGACATTCTGTCGCGCGATCTGAGACATTGACTTCCGCCGCTCACCCGAGCGTACCAGCCTCGTGTTTTATCCGTTTTTCGCGAGGAACTGGCGTTCAACTAACGCATCGCAAATGACCGGACGAAAGCGAAGGGTGAAACGGGAGGGGGAGGGGGCCGAGTGTCTGCGGTCCCCTCCAGCCGCCAAGAGAAAGATCATCCAAGCGTCCCGCGCCGGTCGGAATTGAGAGGGCGGCGTGGCGTCAGGCGAACGAAAGCTTGGGTGCGGGAGGGGTTCGATAAGACTCACTGTCGGCCCCTCCCGAGTGAAATCTCGTGCAGGGCGAACAACCACGCTGGTCGCTTTGCGTGAGTAGGGGCCGACGAACGGAGCCCCCTTCTGTTCGTCGGCCCCGTCCACTACGGTGGACTGGAAGTGGGATGGAGAAGAGAGAATGGCAGAAACCAAAACAGAACCGCTGACGATCGAGCAGGCGCAGACGATCCTATCGCGCGCCGCGCGCAGCGTCGGGCGCGTCTACGGCGTCGGCTTGAGCGTCGGCCAGCAGAATGACGCCCTGGTGTTCGTTGACGACCTCGGCGACGCGGTGGTGGATGACTTCGCGCCGGGCGCCCCGCAAGTGATCCTATGCGCCAACCGGGCGGAACTCGGCGAGGGCGCGTTCCTGAAGGTGTTCGCTGCGCGCTCGCTGTACGCGGCGTTGACGCTGAAGGTGATGGAGATCATCGAGAGCGAAGCGCCGCAGACGTGATTTCGCCCGCTCGACAACGGCTGCTCGATCTAGCTCAGAAGCTGGAGGACAAAGTCCCGTTGACGCTGAAGGAAAGGCTGTTTCTTTCGGGCGCCCTTCTATTGATCAGTGTTGGGGTGGACGCAAACAAGGCGCTCTGGATTGACGGCAAGGAGAGGAAAGAAGGACAATGACCAAGTATCGCGTGACCATGGAAACAGACGACAACGGCTTGAAGCGCCTCATTCACTCGGGGGCAATCCAGGGCGCGACCATCGTGCCGATCGGCGCGGAGCAAGATGACGCGGATGTCGTCCACCAGCTTCACCCGGCGGCGCCGACCCGTCTGCCGCACAAGACCCGCGCCCCGCGTGGCTCCAAGGTCAACGACGCGCTCATCAACGCGCTCGCCGATGGGCCGCGCGACACCAAGGCGCTCAAGGAAGCGCTGGTGAAGGCCAATCTTGCGGCTGGCTCGCTCTCGACCGGCGTCGCCCAGTTGATGAAGAGCGGCCAGATCGAGCGCAGCGCCGAAGGCATGTATAGCCTGCCGGTGCGGAAGGCTGCGGAATGACCAGCGCGTCGGATCAGATCCAGGCCATTCAGGAGATCCTCAACGAGGAAAGTGACGAGGAGGCGCTGAAGAGCATCCGCGAGGTGCTCTATCCTGCCGACGCGCATCCCGAGCCGGTCGCGGACAAGGGGCTCGCCACCTGGGCGAATACGATCCGCAACACCCTTGGCCTCATGGCGGGCGTCGATGAGCTTGACGCGAGCGGCGGCACGGTGAGGTATCGGTTCCGAGGCCAGTACTTCCGGGTGACCGTGGAGACAGTGTGAGCATGACGCATCTTATGGATATGAGCCTGTCGGTGACCGGCTGGAGCGTCGAGCCAGATCTCCTTGAGGACATTCGCATTGAGCTTCACCATTCGGAGCAGTTCGGCGACACGCTGCGGGTGAAGTTGATTTTTAAGTCAACTCGCGAGGCGCTGATCGAGGGTGAACTGAAGGACGGGACCGGGCGCACGACCTACGCCCAACTGGTGGCGGAGATCGCGGCTGGCGATCGGTCGAAGCCGGTGATCGAGCATGAATCTCGGGATTGACTATTTCAAGCTGGTTGGCCGCAAGATTGTGAAGTGCACCTCGGAGCAGGAGGGAATGGAGCAATTTGGTCCGAGCCGCCTTCTGTTCCACACCGGCAACGCCGATCTGCGCGTGTCAACCGTCTTCCTGGTGTTCGATCACGGTCACGGCTTCACGTCGAAGCCGCTGCTGTTTGAAACCATGGTGTTCGGTGGCGCGTTCGATCGCGAGATGGAGCGCTACTGCACCTACGACGAGGCCGAGTATGGCCATAAGGCGTGGGTCGCGAAGGTGTTCCCGGCGCTGGTGAAGGCATGATCCCGAGGCCGCCTCTCTTCTACACGACGAAGAACCTGGGACCGTCTGGCCCGCCCGATCGCAACCGCCGTTTCGTTCACCATTGGCCGACGCGAGGCCCGCAGGATGATGAGATCGCGGTGTTCAAGGCCTCGGACCCGGAGGCCGGGTGGACGGCGAAGGACGACCGGGCGCTCAACGCCTATCTGAAGGTGCTGCTGGAGGAGACGAACGATGCCAGCCATTTGGAAGCGCGCGATCGAACACATCAAGGCTGAATCGCCGGGGGTGAACCCCTACGCGGCGGCGACCGCCTCGCTCCAGAAGGCGGGCGAGATGAAGCCGGGGACGCGCGAACTCACCAAGAAGGGTGAGAAGCGGCAGGCCAAGGGCGCGAAATGGCGCCACGCGCACCCGCTCTCGACCGGCGGCGTCGCGCGGTCGCCGAGCCTGGGGCGCGCCGGGCGGCGGTGAGCGCAGTCTACGTCCCGCTGCCGCCTGACCTCGCGAAATGCTCGTGGGAGTTTGCCACCCTTCTGACCGAGGGCAAGAATCTGGCCGAATGGCTCCCGCCCGGCACGCGAGAGACGCGCCGCGTTGCATTTGGCAAGATGGCCGAGTGCGTTGTGTGCCTGCGGGTTCGCCTTGACCCGATCAGTCACTTGGACTGGTTCAACGAAAAGAAGCGCGGCGAGGGGCACGACATTGAATATGGCCTCCGCAAGCTTGACGTGAAGCATACTTATTATGGCTCGCGCCTGATCTGGCCTCAAAGAAGCAATGAGAAATTCGATCGGCTGGATTTTAACACCTTAGCTCTCGTCACTGGCGAATCTGAAGAAGGGCTGACCATAGAGGGGGTGATAAGTAAGGCGCGCTTCGCAGCGGAAAAGACGGTTTCCAAGGGCGAGTACGGGATAGCGGCGGGGACGTGGTATATGCACAAAGAGAGCCTAGACGACCCGGAATCGCTTCTTCCACCGGAACTGCCGACCGGGGTCGGCTGGCACATTTGTCCCGTGTGCGGCTTGCAGGG